AAGTAATTCTCTATGTCTTGGATAGTTTTGAAATGTAATGGTACATGATCTTTATCGGCATCATAACCATATTCGTTTTCCACTTGGTCTACCAGTTCTTGGTAAGCTTTACCTGGATGCTCTTCCAAGGAATGGAAAATTCCTTGGATATAAGAGCCTTCTATGATTACTAGGGTTGTTATTGTTAGTTTCATGACATTAGAATTCTAAGTTAAATAATTGAATGGTAAGCATACTTGGGAATTTCCCCCCTTCGTAATGAATATTAGAAGCATTGGAGTAATTGTAGAAATCATCCTTTAGTGATATCTTAAGAATATCCAATAGCAATGGATATAACTTGTACTGGTTAGCATTTAGCCATTCGTTATATTCTTGGATATCGAATTCTGAAGTAAAAGTAGCAGAGAGTTGGATAAAGGGTTTATCCAAAGAATCTGGGTTATAGATATTTGTCTTAAGCCAAACCTTGGAAAGCATATGAGATTCCTTTTGCATTAGGTTGACTGAACCAGTATTTTGCCATTGTTCGTATTGGTAAATTGTAATACCGGTTTTGAGTGCTGTTGTAATGTTGTTCAAGTTCATAGCTGTCTATTTTTAAAATGAATAAATAATATTTCTTTTCTCTGATGCAAAGATAAAAGAAATATTTTAAATATGCAATATCCCAGAATACTTAGCTGAGGCTTCTATTGGGTATCTGATAGAGCCTTTTCTGAATAAGGAAGAGGCCATTTATGGATTTTACATATTTCGCATCTTTACGGAAAGCATCTGGATTCTTTTTCTTAAACTGATGCCACCAATCATCATATTCTTCAAGGGTTTTGAATACCTTGTTTAAATCCTTAGTGGGACCTGTTAATTGAATGGTCTTAGGCCATACTTTAACATCTATTCTCTTACCTTCATCGAAATATATACGAGATGGTATAATTACTTCATCTGGACCTGGGTATGGAGTTGTGCTCATAATTTCGTTATTGTAAAAGTTATGTAATTGTCTTTAGTTATCACAAATGTAATGATAGCATTACCTTGTATTGAAATAGATAGAGATTCAGGAGTATCTGCTAATATGTAGTAACTTAAGAAGTTAGCTCTAAGCAAATTAGTAAGTACTTCCCTTAGTCTGAACAAGGTACAATTATCAGGATTACCCTAAATTACTGATTGAAGGTATTGGTCCTGATGATTAAGATGGTACCATCTTAATCTAGCCAAGTTTAGTTTCTCGGCTAGAAAAAATTGTACGATATTTAAAAGTCTTCTTATGGGTGTTTATGGGTGTCATACTGTAAATGTGATTTGCATTATGTTTGAAGATATTCTGTTGATAGATTTGATATTAGCTTCTCCATCGGTAAAGTTCATGGCAAAGCTTACCAGAGCATCTGCAGCACCGTTAGAAGTATCAGGAGTTTGAAATAAGAAAGAGTATATTGCAAATCCGTCCTGTTTAGATATCATTGCAGATAATGCTAAGCATTGGTTTTCAACGTAGGCATTAACTAATAGATTCATTAAATTGTTGCTGTAATCTAGGATTTCCTCTAAGTCTAAGGAAAATAATTCTTGGATTTGAAGACCTAGGTTAGTAACTAACTTGTCTAGATGTTGTGTGGTTTGGAAGGTTTCATTATTTTTCATAAGTCTAAAATTTTAAATAGTTATTAATTTCTTTTTCTGATGCAAATATAACTACTTTATTTTATATATGCAAACCCTGGAATACTAAGCTGAGGATATGTGTAAACGCTAAGAAAGGCAGAGGGTTAGTCTGCCTTTCGAATTTATACTCTGTATCGGATTAAATTCCATTTATCGTTTACTAGCCTGAATATCCAGAGATAATGGTTAGTGAACTCTAATAGAGTACTGTATTCAGAGGTTTCAAATACCAAGAGATCTGAGTTCTTTTCTAGAATATTGAAATGGAGGGTTTTATTAGTACCCTTTCGAAGGATTTCTCTGAGATCATTCTTTAGAGTATCATCCGAAATGAACATATTATATTGTTCTCCCATATAATCCAGATATTTATCTCTGATATCTGGATATATTCTAGACTGGCTTACGTTAAATTGTTTCGTTTTCATCTTGATTTTCTTGATTTATGTTACGTTCGATAATGTTTTGAATACATATTCTTCTACCCTCTTCTTCTGTCTGATCTAAGATATAGGTAAGAGAATGACTAAGGAATAACATATCTGTATCATAATTCCTTTTGAATACTAATAATTCGAATTCCTTTAACCAATTATGTTGCATCAATTCCAGTATCTCCTCTAAACCAACATGGTCCGTATCCATATATCCTTGGCATTTATACCAGATATCTGTAAAAACTCCAGTAATATATTCTGGTATCTTGAATCTATCAGATACTTCATGGGCTGGAACTAAAGCCTTAGCAGCTTGGTATTTTTCTTTGGTTATTACCATGTCTGATTTCCCTGATAGCTTTCTACTGGTGTTAACTATGAGTGGTACCTTGTAGTATAATAGGTAAGGTTCTTTGTCATATACCCAATATCTGTTTTTATATTCCTGATAGATTAGTACATAGGGTTTATCTGAATACATACCAAAGAGTCTCATATAAGCAGATAGGTAATTCTCTAGGTCTTTAGCACATTGTATATTCTGGTTAAATACTACCCTAGTATCTTCTAGGTAGATGAGATTCAGAGAATAGCTTAACTCTGATTCCTTTGATTTACGAAATCTGTTGAATAGGTTTTTGATGTTCATAATGTCTAATATGTAAAATTAATGAATACTGTTCTGGTTCCTTTGAAGAAAGCTTCATGATTGTAGTCTTCGTATTTATGGCAAGCATAAGTTTTAGAAGACCTATCATAATGATCTCTTACCCATACTGGACTGGATTCAGAATCTTTTAATCTGAATAGTGTACCTGGTTTAAGCTGTTTTAATGTGGTTTTATCCATAATCTTATTATTTATTTTGATACAAATTTAAGAATAATAAATTAATTATGCAATAAACCTCGATTACCTGTTGAGGAATTGTTCAGCTATTGAGGTAGGCTCTTTTTCTTCATATTGCTCTTCATCTAAATAGATATCCATTTCTGGGTCTGGATCCTCGGGATCTATGTTAGCCTCTATCTCTCTTCTCAATTCATGATGTTCCCTTGAAGAGAGTTCCATAGCTCCCTTGTAATCATCGGTAATTTGCCTCATCTCTGCAGTATTCAAAGTAAGGCCCTCTTTGGTAGTATCAATTCCCTCTTGCTTAATAGCAACTACCTCGGGTAAAGAAGATAAATCATAGTGATCTGCCAATAATTTGGCTTCCTGTGGCTTGTCCATTATCTTTTGAGATTCTAGGATAATCTTTCTAGCTTCATCTATTGATATGCCTTGGTTCTGATTTAATTGATTATTCTGGGTATCTCCAAATTGATTAAAGATATTGGTAGTTCCTCCACCCATAAATGTACGTATGATGGATTGCAATGAAGTAGAAGAATCTAGTTTCATCTTAAGAGCTTTATTCAATTCAGCCGATATGAATGGAGTATAATGTCCTCCCTGAGATTCTCTTAGGATGTTTACCTGATGGGATATTTCCATTCTATCCTCTAAAGCCCATGCTACTTGTTCTCCCAATAAAGCTTGTAACATTTCTTCCTGTCTTTCTTTATCCCAGAGCTTAGATTGCAATAATCTATCTCTCATAAATACTCGTATGTAATTGATATCTATACCTGTCTTTGTTGAGAAGGTATTAATATCATACATAATCCCACATAACATGCCATTACCCATCAACCAGTGATTGATAATGTAGTTGTATACCTTTTGTAAATCTTCAAGATTCTGACTCTTTTGGTATTCTGCTGCCATTGCAGTAGTTCCCATAGGTCTAGGAAATCTTTTTATGTTGTCTTTTGC